CTTTGAACATGATGATTACTACATTGCTAAGTGCAAGATACTAGCCTATGATCCTGAAAGAGTGTTAGCCACAGGACATTACAAACAATTTAAAAAGAAGAACGGAACTTACATACAAGGTGCTTTGCCTATGGCAGAGAGCTTTGCAATATCAAGGAGCTTGAGTTTTCTTGGTGTGTTGGATAAAGATATAACCTCCCTCGAAGAGCTAACATCTTTAAACATACCGACAGCCAAGGAAACTAAAGACACCTCGAATACAAGGGGTGTACCCGTCAATCAAATTGTAGAGGAGTTAAAGAAAGCTCCACATGAAACAAGATTAAATCATCTTCGTTATCATGTGTATGCACCTACATTTAATGACACACAAAAAAATCATCCAAGAGATTTTAAACTGCTAGACAATGCGTTTAAATCTAGGATGAACTTAATAACTAAACAGGAGAAAATATAGAATATGGATAAAATCTATATAAAGTTGATCCCAAATGCTGACAAACAGCCAGGCGATAATCGACCTAGCTTTGTAGCACCGATCAACCCTAAGTCACCTCCAGGTAAGACATGGAGATTGTCTGCCAACGTCAATGGTGTTTGGTATAACCAAGCTGCCTTTGATGATACGGAGGAAGATGGCACACCAACTGGTGGCTTGAATGTTGTATTAACACCACAAGATAATACACAATCAGGATCAACTGGAGGGGGTAAGCAACAGTCTTTCACAGGTTATAAAAAACCTTTCAAAAGAACTGGAACTTATGGTAGTAATCAAAGAAGATCATACTAATCTACGAGAACTATGATCAAAGATCATATTGAACTTACGTGAACTATGATCTCTGCTTTGAGGCGAGGTTTTAGCCATCCCCTTGGCTTCCTTTCAATCGTTGTTTTTCCTCGCCTCTTAGCTAAGTAACTTTATGAATAAAAAGAATTTACAGAAACAAATTGGTGGATCACATTATAAGGACAACTTTAAAATCCAACCCATTGAATACATACAAGCTAATCGTATGGAATTTGCCGAAGGATGTGTTGTGAAATACGTTTCGAGACACTCGTTTAAAAACGGAAAAGAGGATATACTAAAAGCCATACAAAACCTAGAATTTATATTGGAGAGAGACTATAATGATTGACAAAACGGCTAAAAATATTGTAAGATACAGACATGGCAACGCAAACTTTACTTACATAGAAAAGTTTGATGATGCTGAGAAGGCTGCCAATCCTTCAAATGAAGGCGAGTTGGTAGAAGTGAAAGTCAATGAGATTAAATGGGACTTTACAAAAGTGAAGGAGGAAAATAATGGCTCACGATCTAAGAAAGATCAAGGAGAGTCTGCAAAAAGTAAGGGACTTACAGAGAAAGAAAAGTGAACTGTACGTCAAGCACTTACATAAGGCTAATAAATTAAAAGCTGAAAGTTATAGCTTACATTTGAAAGTCGCAGACTACGAAGACCAGTTAATGAGAGCTTAACTCTTATTAACAAAAAACAAAAACAACTAGAAAAAGTTGGTAACAACTGAAAGGGGACTATGCACTTTGAACAAATACAAAAGAAAAAAAGACAAATAAAACTAGGCATGAGAGCTATCATGTTTAGAGAACTATCACCAAGAGAACTACAGATATACAGAACAGGATTTAAGAATGGCTATCGATTAGCTGAGACACATCTTGTCTATAAGAGCCAAGCACTCATTGATAAGTATAAAATGAAAGAGGATCGAGAAAGAATAAAAAAAGAAACAGAGTATCATCCTCCTGTTGGTTATGAAATATTTAATAAAATATTAGCCACAGTATCTAAGCACTTCAATGTAGCTGCTGATGATATAATGAGTAGAAGAAGATTAAATTACATGGTGAAACCAAGAGCTGTGATCATTAATTATATTTTAGAACACTATCAAATCTCTACACCGAAGTTAGGAAACTTTTTTAACTACGATCATTCAACCATCATACATTACAGACGACAGAAAGTTAGACAGACAGGTATGTGGAAACCTTTAGAATTTATTTGGAAAGATTACGAGATCGTTAAAAAAGAATTAGCTAAATCCTCTCAACATACTAGCGTATGATTTTTTAGAAATAGTTGATTTACTTTTTGATCTTGATGTACCAGCTTTTTTTCTTTTGTTAATGTTGTAGTACAAACCTTTCTTAGCCATCTTACCTGACTTAGTTTTGTGATAACCTTTTTTCATTATTTTTTCTTCTTACCTTTTTTGCCTTTAGCTTTTTTAGCCATAGGCTTTTTCATTTTCTTTCCGTAGTGTCCTGGCATTGTTTGCTCCTATGTTAATATATTTATCGAAACAGCTTTGTGTATTTTCACCATAGTGTTCACAAAAAAGTTTCTTCTCTGCATTTATAATCCATCCACCTTCGTTACTCAAGAGCTGTCTTTTACACATAAGACAATACCCACAAACTAATGTAAGGTTTTTACGAGACCAAGTTTTTTTCTTTACCATTTTTTGCAGGACCAATAACGAGCAGTGAGCTTGTTTGTTGCTGTAGCACATCTATGTCTAGCTCTGAAAGATTTACGTCTAGCAGGAGATGACTTCTTGATTGTCATGTTTGCATCTCCGTATCTAATCAATCTAACTTTGTTACCTGACTTTGCAAGAACAGCAAACTTCTTAGTTTTAGTTCTATCATTCTTAGGTTTATTGTACCCTGCAAATCTCTCACCTCTGTATGTTATAGCCATGATTTCATTTTATACTCTTTAAAATAATTTACAACTTTCCATTTATCTTTTTTCTTGAAGTGTTTTTTAAGTGCATACTTTGTGGCTTCTTTTTCTGTGTCCCATATCTCATTTGTGAACAACTCCCATTTGTCGTTCCTCATCCAAATGATACAGTACATTATGGTCTAAGAGTCCAAAGGATCATGAACACAATAGCTATTAAAGCTACGATAGTATTCATAGGAAAAAAAAATTCCATTACTCAGCAACTCCCATAAGCCATAGCATGATAAAAATATAACAGATTGGTTCCATTAGTTTGCTAAAGGATTTTTATTACTTGCTTTAATTTCTTGTATCTCTAGTTCTAATACTTGTATTGTTTTCTCTAACACAGATATTTTAACATTTTGTACTGATATTTCTTTTATCAAAGGATCTAAATTCAATGCACCTAAGTTACTTAGTTGCTCTTGCATCTCACCATACTTTACAAAACCAGCACCAATAGCACCTAGTACACCGATCAATGCTGCGATACCTGCTAATTGTTCTTTTATTTTACCCATTGTTTAATACCTCTATCTCTCTAATCAGTTGTTCTTTTTGAAGTCTGATATTATTGATTTCATCTTGTCGAATAAAGATTGGATCACTTGATGTATACTGTGTAAGATTTTTTGTATAGATGATCCTATCGTCTGTAATATTGAGTTGATCTTCATATATCTTTTTCTCCTTATAGAATGGCACATTATAATTAAGTAAAACAGAATTGTCTACCATTGCATTTAGTTTTACTAAGTTTTTTACTTTTAAATTTTTGTCTATATCCTTGATTTTTTCGTCAATCTTATCCATAGTTTTCACCAATGCAATATGTACATTTTCTTTTTGATTACTTTGTTCAGTGTTCATTTTGCTTGGCTCATCTGATTTTGATGCTAGTTCTTTTGGTTGTTCTTTTGATTTATCTTCTTCCATACTAACTTCTTCTTCAATAGGTTTATCTTCTTTTTCTTCAACCATCATTGGCATATCTTCTATGAACTCTTCCATCATAGGTTCTTCAACAAACTCTTCCATCACAGGTTCATCTTTAAATTCTTCAAATTTAGGTTCATCAAATGTCATTGTTTCTTCCATTTTAAATTCTTCAGTTAATAATTCAGGACCTAAAAATGTAAAATTATCTTCAAACTTTATTTCTTCTTCAAACTTTATATCTTCAAACTTCAAATCTTCAGTGATGTCATCAAAAGTAGAATTTAAAAATGCAGTTGTTGTATTATCTAAAATAACTGGATCAGATTCGTAAGTTATAGTGAGGGAGGGATTACGGAGGTCGACCCCATAATGGCTAGTTGTAGCAAGGCTAGTGTCTGTGAAATCATATCTAATTGAAACATCGTAATCTGTTTGTAGATTTGATGATACCACCACACTATCAGAACCAGTGCTATAAGAACCGCAATTAAGGTAGCCACAACCAGTGCTGCTATAATTTCTAATTTGCGTGACTGTTTCACCATCTGCTCCTATTATTGTTTGTGTACTTCTTACATTAGAACTATAATCGTTCCAGTGCCAATATTCAAATGAATGATTGGTCGTAAATCCATATTGAATCTGCTCTTCAGTTAAAGACGCATCAGTTCTAAGACTAATAGAATTAGACTCGATGTAAACATCATGCTCAGCAGCGACAACGCTACTACCATGCCTACCATCGGCAGTTCCCGACCAACTTCCTCCATCAAAGTTTTGATCCAAGAGATTTTGAGTAGTGATTTCATCACTGTTTACTGTTGTCGATAACAGGATCAATAATAATAGCGTTAGCCTGAGCATTTGCCTCCTCTATGATCTTTAGTTCTTTGACATACAATTCGTAATCAGGTCTTAGCTTGTCATACTTCTGCCATGCTTTCGTTGCTTGTTTGCCAATCTGTCCTTCAAACGGACATGGTGTACCTGCGTGGTGCATGGCTTGGAATACTCTTTCGTCTTGGCATAGCATAGATACTGCTGCAACTTTCATACCTTGATTAGATAGTTCCC